AAGAGTTAGAAGGATTGGATACAACTATAGATTGGAAAAACACTGCAGACAATAGTTATGATGGGGAAAAATTAAAACTATTAATTCATGACGAATCAGGTAAATGGTTAAAGCCAGATAATATTATAAATAATTGGAATGTAACCAAGACTTGTTTAAGGTTGGGTAGTAAAATTATTGGAAAGTGCATGATGGGTTCTACGTCTAACGCGCTAGATAAAGGAGGTTCTAATTTTAAAAAATTATTTTATGATTCTGATGTAAAAGACAGAAATCAAAACGGTCAAACAAAAAGTGGACTATATAATCTTTTTATACCTATGGAATGGAATTTTGAAGGATACATAGATAGGTACGGAATGCCTGTGTTTAAGACTCCAGACAAAAGTATTATAGGTTCTGATGGAGAGTTTATTTATCATGGTGCTATTAATTATTGGGAAAACGAAGTAGAATCATTAAAAAAAGATCCAGATGTTTTAAATGAATTTTACAGGCAATTTCCAAGAACTGATTCACATGCATTTAGAGATGAAAGTAAACAGTCATTATTTAATTTAACAAAAATTTATCAGCAAATAGATTACAATGACTCTTTAATTAAAGAACATTTTTTAACACAAGGTAGATTTAGTTGGAAAGATGGAATTAAAGATTCTAAAGTAGTATGGACTCCAGATTTAAGAGGTAGGTTTTTAGTTTCGTGGATACCAGAAAAAAATTTACAAAATTGTAGGTTAAATAACAACGGAAAGTATTTACCTGGCAACGAACACTTAGGTAGTTTTGGTTGTGACTCATATGATATATCTGGAACAGTAGGCGGTGGAGGATCTAATGGAGCATTACATGGATTAACTAAATTTAACATGGACAACGCTCCAAGTAATGAGTTTTTTTTAGAGTATGTTGCTAGACCCCAAACAGCAGAATTATTTTTTGAAGACGTTCTTATGGCTTGTGTGTTTTATGGAATGCCAATATTAATAGAAAATAATAAACCCAGATTATTATATCATTTTAAAAACAGAGGATATAGAAAATACTGTATGAATAGGCCTGATAAAATTTATAATAAATTGTCAAAATCAGAAAGAGAAATAGGAGGAATACCTAATTCTTCTGAAGAAGTAAAACAGGCTCATGCTAGTGCCATTGAAAGCTATATAGAAAAGTATGTAGGTATGGATATGGAAGGTTCGTTTAGGGATAAACTAGATATGGGTAGTATGTATTTTAATCGTACTTTAGAAGACTGGGCTAGATTTAATATTAACAACAGAACTAAGTTTGATGCGAGTATTAGTACTGGGTTGGCTATAATGGCTAATCAAAAACACTTATACACACCGCAAAAAAAAGAGTCAAAAATAAAGATTAACTTTGCAATGTATAATAATAAGGGAATATATAGCAAAATACGTACTTAATGGTAGATGTAAAAATTGATATAAACCCAGTTGGGTTTCCGAGCTTATTTGTTTCTGATAGTGAAAAAGATACGGTAGAATATGGATTGCAAATTGGACAAGCAATTCAATATGAATGGTTTCGAAAAGACAGTAGCACTTGTAGGTTTTACTCTCAATGGAGAGATTATCACAGATTAAGACTGTACGCTAGAGGTGAGCAGTCAGTTCAAAAATATAAAAATGAATTAGCAATAGATGGCGATTTAAGTTATTTAAATTTAGATTGGACACCTGTTCCTATTATACCTAAGTTTGTTGACATTGTAGTTAATGGAATGTCAGATAGATTGTTTAAAGTTCAAGCATATTCTCAAGATGCTCTGTCTGCTGAAAATCGTTCTTCATTTCAGGATATGATTGAAGCGGATATGGTGGCTAAGCCTATACTAAGTCAAATACAAAAAGGATTTGGTGTAAACCCTTTTGCAACTGATCCAGATGAACTTCCAAATAATGACGAAGAGTTGGCATTGTACATGCAGTTAAACTACAAACCAGGGATTGAGATTGCGGAAGAAGAAGCTATAAATACTTTGTTTGAAGAAAATCATTATTCTCAAGTTAGAAAAAGAGTTGATTATGATTTAACGGTACTAGGTATTGGAATGACAAAGCAGTATTTTTTAGCTGGTGAAGGAGTAAAGGTGGATTATGTGGATCCAGCTAATGTAGTATATAGTTATACGGAAGACCCGTATTTTAAAGATTGTTTTTATTGGGGTGAAATAAAAACTGTCCCAATGACAGAGCTTCCTAAAATTGATCCAACTTTAACTAATGATGATTTAGATGAAATTTCTCAATACAGTCAAGCGTGGTATGATTATTATAATGTAGCTCAATTTTATGAAAATAGTATTTTTAATAGAGATACTGCAACATTATTATATTTTAACTATAAAACAACTAACTCAATAGTATATAAGAAAAAGAAATTAGAAGGAGGTGGAGCAAGAGTTATAGAAAAAGACGATCAATTTAATCCCCCTGAAGAAATGATGGATGAGGGGAACTTTGAGAAAGTAGAAAAGAAAATAGATGTGTGGTATGAAGGTGTTATGGTTATGGGAACAAATATTATGCTTCAATGGAATAAAATGGAGAATATGGTAAGACCACAGTCAGCTTCTCAATATGCAATGCCTAATTATGTGGCTTGTGCTCCAAGAATGTATAAAGGCGTAATAGAGTCTTTAGTAAGACGAATGATTACATTTGCTGACTTAATTCAAATGACGCACTTAAAACTTCAACAAGTAATCGCAAGGACTGTACCGGATGGGGTTTTTATAGATGCAGATGGATTAAATGAAGTAGACCTAGGGACAGGTAATGCTTACAACCCCCAAGATGCATTAAGGTTATATTTCCAAACCGGTTCTGTCATTGGCAGAAGCTATACCCAAGATGGTGAATTTAATAACGCTAGAGTACCTATTCAGCAGCTAACAGCTAGTAGTGGTCAAGGCAAGATTAATAGTTTAATAGGAACTTATAATCATTATATGGATATGCTAAGAGGTGTGACGGGTTTAAATGAAGCTAGAGATGGTTCAAAACCAGATCCATACGCTTTGGTAGGTGTACAAAAATTAGCAGCTTTAAACTCTAATACAGCAACTCGTCATATTTTACATGGTAGTTTATACATAACTCAAACTTTAGCAGAAGCTTTGTCGGTTAGGATTGCAGATATATTACAATATGCAGAATTCAAAGAGGAATTTAAAATGCAAATCGGCAAATACAATGTAGGTATACTAGAAGAAATAAAAGATTTATACATATATGACTTTGGTATATTTATAGAAGTTGCTCCGGATGAAGAAGAAAAGGCTCAGCTAGAGCAAAATATTCAAATGGCTTTATCTAAAAATGATATAAATTTAGAAGACGCTATTGATATAAGAGAATTAAAAAACATTAAACTTGCAAATCAATTACTTAAGGTAAAAAGACAAAAGAAGCAAGAGAAAGATCAGCAATTTGCAATGACACAAAAACAAATGGATGCGCAAACAAAAATGCAAGTCCAACAAATGCAAGCTGAACAAGAAATGAAAAAAATTCAAATGGAAGCTCAAGTAAAAATGCAAGCAAAACAAGCAGAAGTAGCTTTTGATATTGAAAGACTTAAAAATGAAGCTATGTTAAAACGTGAGTTGATGCAAGTTGAATTTGATTATAATATGCAATTAAAAGGCAGAGAAGAAGAAGCTGTAGATCAAAGAGAAAAAAGTAGAGAGAAAGCTAAAAATAAAAGAATAAGTCAAGCTAATACTGAGCAGTCAAAATTAATTGAACAAAGAAAAAATAATTTACCACCTATAAGTTTTGAATCTAATGAAGATACTTTAGATGGTTTTGATTTGGCTGAATTCAATCCAAGATAAATAAAATATAATGCAAAAAGTAAGTGGGCCGCAATTAACCCAAGTCAGAGAAGAATTTAATTTGAGGGTAGAGAAAAAATCAATTTTAGGTAAAACCAAAAAAGTATTTTGGGAATCTAAAAGAAGATTTTCAAATATTTAATACACCTAAAATTATATTTATAATTATTATTAACTTTGTAAAAATTAAATCAAATGGAAATTAAAGTAAAAGACCTAGGTGAATTAGAATCTAAGTCAACACAAGAAATTGAAAAAGAACTACTTGATAAGCATGAAGCTCAGCAAGAGGCATTAGACAATTCTGTACCACAAGATGGTGTAGAGCGTATTAATCTTCAAAAGGCTCCTCCTGAAAAGGAAACAGTAGTAGAAGAAAAAGTTGAAGAACCTGAAGTTGAAACTCAAGAAGTTTCTGCTCCAGAAATGTCAGATAGTGACGTTCTTTCATATATTGAAAACAAATACGGTGAAGAGGTATCTTCACTGGATGATTTCATTGTTAAGCGTAATACGTCAGAGGAATTACCTGAAGACGTTAAAGCTTACTTTGAGTATAAAAAAGAAACAGGAAGAGGGATTGATGATTTTGTAAAATTACAACAAGATTATGATTCTATGAATCCTGATTCTTTAATTGCTAGTTATTATTCTGTAACCGAAGAAGGTTTAGATTCAGAAGATATACAATATTTAATGGATGATAAGTTTGGTTATGATGAGGATTTAGATGATGACAAAGAAAAAAAGAAAAAACAACTAGCAAAAAAAAGAGAACTATCTAAAGCTAAAAAGTACTTTAAAGAACAAAAAGAAAAATACAAGCTTCCACTTGAGTCAAGAGGAGTTGTTTCTGAGAGTGATGATAAGGAAATAAAAGCTTATAGAAAGTACATAGAGCAAAATGCTGTTTACGAAAAGGAAGCAGCTAATAAGCTAAATTGGTTTAAACAAGAAACTAATAAAGTATTTAATAAAGATTTCAAAGGTTTTGAGTTTGTTATTAATGATAAGAAAATTTCTTATTTACCTTCTGCTGTTGAAGATGTTAAAAAGAGTCAATCGTCTATCGATAATTTTGTTCAACAATATGTTGATGATAGAGGTTTGGTAAAAAACACTTCGCAGTATCATAGAGCTTTATCTATGGCCATGAATCCAGACAAGTATGCTAAGTTCTTTTACGAACAAGGCAAGGCTGATGCAGTTGAGAATATATCCAAAAAATCAAAAAACATAAATATGGATGTAAGATCAGCTCCACAAGTCACATCAAAATCTGGCTTCAAAGTAAGATCTCTAAATCAAGATTCAGGTCGAGGTTTAAAGATTAGAAGTATAAAAAAAAATAATTAATAACATTTAAAAATTAAAAATTATGCCAGGAGCAGTAGCCGGCGCTCCATCATTTGCGTTACAACCAAGTGCTGAGAGAGTAGCCGTACAATCAAACTATATTACTAATTTCAATTTCTTGAATCAGTATCTTCCAGATACTTATGAAAAGGAATTTGAAAGATATGGTAATAGAACAGTAGCATCATTCTTAAGAATGGTAGGCGCTGAAATGCCTTCTAATTCTGACCTTATCAAATGGGCAGAACAAGGAAGATTACACACTAAATACACAAATGTAACTTCAGCTGCAGCAGCAGCTCAAGATGTTGCTACATTAACTATTAATGACGCCCTTGTACCAGGTACAGGAGGAATCGCTATTAGAGTAGGACAAACATTTATGTTGTCAGACAGTTCAATTGGTTCAACTAATAGTAACAAAGGTATCGTTACTGGAGTTAACTATGCAGCAGGAACAATTGATGTTGCGTATTATGAAGCAGGTGGTCAAACAATGGCTGCAGCTGTACAGTGTTCATTATTTATATATGGTTCTGAATTCCAAAAAGGTTCAGTTGCTATGGAAAATTCTTTAGAAGCAGACGATGTCATTTTCCAAAACAGCCCAATCATTATCAAAGATCTTTACGAAGTATCTGGTTCTGATATGGCTCAAATTGGATGGATTGAAGTTACTACAGAAAACGGAGCAACAGGATACTTATGGTATTTAAAATCAGAACATGAAACAAGATTAAGATTTGAAGATTACCTAGAAACAGCTATGGTGGAAGCAGTTCCAGCTGAAGCAGGATCTGGTGTAGCAGCTATCGCAGCTGGAGTGGCATCAGGAACAGGTAATAAAGGATCTGAAGGATTGTTTTATGTGTTAGGTCAAAGAGGAAATGTTTGGGGCGGTGGAATACCTGCGGCTTTAGCAGACTTTGATGCTATC